AATCTTTTACAATTGCGCGGTGAAACGATTGCGCGCGATGGTGCAATTGAAGCGTTGAACCGTTCTGAATATGAAGCGTTGAAACAGGCGCAAGAATTAGGTGCAATGGGAAAAAATGGCGTCACGCGCGCTTGGGATAGTTCCGGCCCTGATGGGCGCACCCGTCCAAGTCATTTGGCGATGGATGGAACAATTGTGGGTTTGGATGAACCGTTTGTTTTTCCAAACGGTGTTACAATGATGCACCCGCAAGACCGATCACTTGCGGGTGCAAACAATGCAAAAGACTTGGCAAAAGAAATAATCAATTGCCGTTGTCGCGTTCGCACTATTGTTGATTGGCTTTCTGATCTTGATTAAAGAAAACCGAATGTGTCAAAGGAAAGTTTTGCGCTGAAAGTTCATGCAAGCTTTTTGCAACTTCAGTTGCTTCAAGTTGCGTTCCATGCCCTGCCCTAAGATCAATTGCAAAAAGCCAATCACGCAAATTACCGTTGAAATACATTTTTGTTGGCGTCATGCCTTCAGGTAAAATATTGCGCGCAAGTTCTTTTGCAAGCTTTCGTTTCATTGCTTCTTTATACCGCAATGAAACAAGTTCTGAAATTTCGGTTTGAACATCATTCCACCAACCGATAAGTTCTTGATCATCGGTTTGATTTGATGCTTGGCGGTTTGTTTCATGCTGCAACCGCGCTTCAGTGAAAACAAAGTTTCCAAGCTTTCCAGGTTCTTCATAACGTTGCGAAAATTCTTGCGGGCGCGGATTATGGCGCAACCATTGCCGCCCGATGGTTCGCGTTGTGTTTATTTCAACACACATGCTAACCATTTCAAACGGCGACCAATGTTTATTTTTGATCAAATATGAAATCAATGTTCCTGGTTCTTTCGATTGGTTTTCAGGGTTGGAAACGCGGGCGATGTAACAAAGAAGTTCTTCAGCGTCCGGTGTTACCCATATCAGTTTTGCATCATGCATTTTTTCTTTTCAAATCCTTATGATGTGTTATAGTTCGGAAAAATCTTAACAGATGACCAACGCAAAGACAAGATGGAATTTCACAACATGGTCAAGAAATTTTCAGCGCAAGTTGGTGACATAGTTTCAAAAACTGAAAAACGATTGATTGCACTTGCGCGGCAATCAACTCAAGAACTTGTTGACCAGGCACAAACACCAGTTGCGAAAGGTGGAAAGATGCGGGTTGATACCGGTTTCTTGCGGGCGTCTGGTCAAATGTCATTGAACGGAATGCCAACCGGCCCTGTTCGCCCTGATACCGATCAAGAACAATACAGTTGGCAACAAACAACCGTGATCACAACACTTGCGAAATTGAAACTAGGTGGCGCGGCGTTCTTTGGTTGGACGGCGAATTATGCGAAATATCGTGAAGCGTATGATGGTTTTCTTGAAACAGCCGTTCAAAATTGGCCCGCGATTGTTGACAAAGTAACAAATCAAATAAAATCAAGGGTTAAATAAATGTCTAATGAACTGGTAATTAGAACTTTTCAAGACGCGGTTAAAGAAGCTGTTGCAGATAGCAACACACCAACATTGCCGATCAAGTTCAAAGGGCGAACATTCAAACCGCCAAAAGATCAACAATATGTTGAAATTGTTTTTATTCCAAACAATCCAGATGGTTTATTTTGGGGTTCTGAAAAACTGTATCAGGGAATTTTTCGTTTAATTTTTCATTGGCCTAACGATGACAAAGGAATTTATGAACCTTTAGATGTAATTGAAAGCATATCTTCATATTTTACAAAACAAAGAAAGCTTTTATATTTCACAACATCAACTTGGGATAATGGGCAAATTTGGGATAATGGGCAAATTTGGTTGAATGATGTTGGGTTTGACGTTTTTGCGCTGAACATATATGAAGAACCTAAATTATTGAGTGATATTGAGGCTGGTAAAGAAACGCTTTACCCTGTATCAATGGCTTACCGTAGTTTTCGCCCATGACTGAAAAGGAACAAGGCAATGAAACGATTTCTAACCATGACACCAACCCTTTTGACAATGGGCGTTCAACCGGCCCTGGCGTTCGCCAACACCAATGCGGCAGCAACGCTTTGGATTGGTGTAATTACCGCTGATGACGGTGAAGTTCCGCTTGCTGAAGATGCCGATCTTGATCTTGCCGGATATGAAGCACTGTTTTGGACGCAAATCAAAGCGGTTGGTTCGCATGGTGAAGTTGGCCCGTCCACAAATATTCTTTCTTATGACACTTGGGATACAAGCGTTATTAAGAAAGCAAAAGGCATGACTGATGCCGGTTCGCCCGAAATTGAACTTGCACGAATTCCAACTGATAACGGTCAAATTGCGTTGCGCGCCGCATCGCTTTTGAACAACAACTTTGCGTTCAAAATTGTTCGCAATGATGCGCCCGCTGGCGGAACGCCAACCATGATTTATAACCGTGGTCTTGTGACCGGTCCGCGCCGCCCGATGGGCCGGAATGAAGATTTTGATCTTGAAATCTTTACGCTTGGTTTGCAGCAACTTGAAATTGTTGATGACGCTGCATCGGCGTAAAAAAATCGAAACCCCAAACTGAAGAAAGAAACCCCAAAATGAACGATATTACAAACATCGCACCAAAAGAACAAACGATTGAAATTCTTCATCCAAGTTCTGATGAACCGGTTGGAATTCGCGTTTCGCTAATGTCACCAGATGATCCGCGCATGAAAACCATCAAACGCAAGATCACCGATTTCAATTTGCAAAAGCAAAAGCGCGGCAAAGTGATGAAAGCGATTGAAGTTGAAGATAACGAAATTGCTTTGATCGGCGCAACCTTGACCGGTTGGGAATGGTACGGCGATGATGTTTCATTTAAAGGCGAAAAGCCTGAATTCAATCCGAAAAACGTTGTGGCTGTTCTGAAAGAAATCACATGGTTCAAAAAGCAATTGACCGATGAACTTGATGATACCAAGGGTTTTTTTTAGACCTATCGCAAGAACTTTGTGAAGCAATTCGCGTTCGCGTCCGGTATGATACCAAAGATGAAAACGGTAAAACCAGGCGCGAACGCAATGAAGATTTTGATCAAGATGATCTAACACCAGAAATAAATATTCCAGAACACGGCGAATATTTATTTGAATGGTATTTTGAACTTTCAAACAAATTATTGCGCGTTTCAGATGGGGTTTGTTTACCAATTCCACCATCTGAATTCTTGGCTTGGGTGACATTAACGGGAAATGTTGTGCGCCCGTCCGAATATGATATACTGTCGGAAATGGATCAAGCCTTTTGCGCCGAAATGAATTCTGAATTGAAAGATTTTCAAGATCGGCAAAAAGACAAGGCAAATAAAAAGTAAAGGCGCGGGCAAAAATGGTTGATATTGCTGAAGTTGGTTTTCGCGCTGATACCGATGATCTTGACCGCGCAAATAAAAAACTGAAAGATTTAAGACCTTCAGCCGAACGGGTTGAAGGTGCTGCTGATGATCTAAACAGAACAATGACAAGAACAAACAGCGTTCTTGGTCGCGTTGCAAATGGTGCAACAACAACAACATCTGTTTTCGGTCGGCTTTCAAATGGTGCAAGAACTTTAACATCTGGTTTAATGGGAATTGCAACCGGTGTTATTGCCGGTTTTGCATTTGAAAGCATGATTTCCGGCGCGCGGGAATTGTCTGCATCGCTTTCGGAACTTGCAACCCTGTTACCGGCTGGATCTGCTGAACTGGACGCCATGCGTGAAGCCGCAAGGGCTATGGCTGATGAATTCGGCACAAGTGCAGCATTCCAGATTAAAGCGTTCTATGGGGCTGTTTCAGCGGGTGCAACCGATGCGGCGGCGGCGATTGATATTGTTGACACCGCGAACAAGCTTGCGATTGGTGGCATAACTGATGTTGGAACCGGTGTTGATATTCTGACAACCGCAACCAATGCATATGCGTCAACCGGATTGCTTGCGGCTGATGCATCTGATGCTTTGTTTACAGGTATGCGCGCCGGTAAAACAACGGTTGGTGAACTTGCTTCAGGTCTTGGCAACGTTATTCCAATCGCGGCTTCACTTGGTGTTGAATTTGATGAACTGGTTGCAGGAACGGCGGCGCTAACGCTTCAAGGTTTGTCAACTGCAACATCAATCACAAGCTTGCGCGCAATTCTTTCAGGTATTGCAAAACCAACATCTGAAGCTGCTAAACTTGCTGAAGAATTGGGAATTGATTTTTCAACAGCCGGTTTGCGGTCAAAAGGTCTTGCTGGTTTTCTTGCTGATGTTGTTGAAAAAACAGATGGTTCCGCCGATAGCCTTTCTGTTTTGTTCGGTTCAGTTGAAGCATTGAATGCGGCGCTTGCTTTTGCCGGTTCCGGTGGTGAAAGCTTTAATCAAATTCTTGAACAGATGGAAACCAAAGCGGGCGCAACAGATGCCGCGCTTACAACTGTTCAGCAAGGTCTTGATCAACGCTGGGGTTTGTTACTGCAAAGATTGACAAACCTTTCTGTTGATTTTGGTTATGCGTTGCTTTCGGTGATTGTTCCAGCCGGTGAAGCGGTTGCGAAAGTCTTTGAACTTGCGGCTGATAACGCTGATGTTTTCGCAATCGCGCTTGGCGTCCTGGTGGCCCGTCAAATTCCTGCAATGATTGCCGGTTTGGTTCGCATGGGTGCAATGCTCACAACAATTCAGGCGCAATTCATCGCGGGCGCAATCGCGGCGCGCGGCTTAACCTTGGCAATGTCTTCAATTCCATTTGTTGCAATTGTCACCGGTTTAACGCTTGCTTGGCGCTGGTTCACCAGGTCTGGTGAAGCGGCTGATGTTGCCGCAACATCAATTGACGGTTTAGATGATAGTTCGGCAAAACTTACAGGAACTTTACAGAATGTAATATCAGGTTTGGCACAAACTGAAGCGCAATTGAAAAGCATTTCATTAACTGAAGGTTTACTTGCTCAAAAAAGATATACAGATAAATACCGCAATTCATTGCAAAATGTTGGTTCTGAACTGGCAATGGCAGCTTATGCCGCTGAACAATTGAATGGGCGTGTTGGGCGCGAAGGTGTTGAAGCTTTGCGCGCATTCATTTTTGAAACGGGTTATGCAAACACTGAATTGCAAGAACTTTCATCAATTGATTTGGGTCAACTTTCAAATTCACTTGATGAATTGGTTGCGGGTGAACCGCAATTTTTATCAATTGTTGAAAGCTTGCGAGCCTCAATTACAAATGCGCAGAAATTCGGAACTGAATTGGAAACAACAAATGCGCTAATGCGGTTCTTGAATGGTGAAGCGTCCGATGCTGACAGAATTCTTTTAAACATTGCCGGAACAAATATTAGCGACAACATTGCAGCGGGCGCAAATGAAGTAAATCGTTTGGCGAATGAACTTCGGCGCGCTTACGACAATATGATTTCATTATCAGCGCAAGGCATTTCGTCTTTGCGTGAAAGTGAAATTCGGCTTGAAAATCGCGGTGATCCTGTTGCAACGGCTGGTGCTTTAGCCGCTGAACAATTCGGTGATATTACCGCTTTTCATCCAATTATGCAACCGGCGTTGGCTGAACAACGTGATGAATTCATTGCAAATGCTGAAGCAACTGAAATGAACCGTCAAGCCTTGATTGAATACCAAAGACAACAAGCGGCTGTTGCGGCGGCGGTTGGTTCATCGGGTGATGCCATTTCAGAACAACAAACAGCACTTCAACAATTAGCTGTACAATACGGCGCTTTGAATGAACCGTTTTCACAAGCGCAATCGGCGTTTGATGCTGTTCAAACAGCAATGCAAAACGGTGTTTTGAACAATGATCAATTTGTTCAAAGCCTGGAAAGAATTAAAGCGGCGTTTCTTGCAACCGGTGGAACCGCTGAACAATGGCAAAACATTGTAAATAAAAGCACCGATGACGTTTCATCGCAAATGAAAGATTTGGCTGAAGGTGCTTTAACAAGTCTTGGTGATGAATTTATCAATCTTGCGGTTGAAGGTAAAGCAAGCTTTGGCGATCTTGCAAAATCAATCATTAAGGATTTGTTGCGCATTGCCTTTCAAGCTTTGGTTGTTAAACCGTTGCTTAATTCCTTTGCATTTTCAGGCGGTGGAAGTTTTGGCGGCGGCGATGCGTTGCCGAACGCAACCGGAAATGCTTTCGGAAATTCTGGAATAACGCCATTTGCAAACGGTGGAAGTTTCACAAACAGCATTGTAAACACAGCAACACCTTTCAGCTTTGCAAAAGGAACCGCTTTAGGTGTAATGGGTGAAGCCGGTCCTGAAGCGATCATGCCGCTAGAACGCGGTGCGAACGGTTCACTTGGTGTTCAGATGTTTGGCGGCGCGGCAAAATCGGCAAATGTGAACAATTCGGTGAAAGTTGAAAACACCTATAAAATTGAAGGCGCTGTTTCTGAAGAAAAAGTTCTTGCAAATATCAAAGCGCAAGGTGAAAACACCAAAGAAGATGTTCGCAAATCAATGGTTGGTTGGCTTACCGATTATGAACAGAACGGGACCATGTAATGACCATCAATCACAAGATTTGGAATTTTCCAACACTGAAAATTGAAAGCCAATTGTTTCACGTCCCTGGTGCATATTTTGACGGTGGTTTGACTTCAGGCGGCGCGCGGATAATGTCACCAGAACCAGGCGGGCGGTCTGTTCTTGAAATGCGCCTTGCGTATCAAGTGAACGAATGGAATTCACCTTTTTCATCCTGGTTAATGTCAAAAATCAATGGTGCAATTTTCAAAATTCAGTTGACTAAAACACCGCAACTTGCATCATTCATCGGTGAAAGTAATTATAACTTGCGTTCAACCGGTGTTTCTTGGGATAATGATCAACTTTGGGATAATGATCAACTTTGGGCAAACGATGGTGCAAGTCTTGGTGCAGTTGGAACGGCGCTTGAAGGTGCAGTTGAATTTTCTGTTTCGGTTGGTTCATTTGGTGAAATTTTAAAGCATGGTCATGTAATCGGCATTGGTAATCATTCTTATATAATTGATGATGTTTCATATGTTGGAACCCGCGCCGATCTTGTTGTTTCACCGCCATTGCGAAACAGTGTTTCAAATGATGATGTTGTTTGGTTGAAACCTTATTTTCTTGGTGTAATTGCAAACGGTGCTGAAATTCGCAATTCGTATGATGCCGGAAACATTGGCGGAATTCAGTTGAACCGGATTGTGTTCAATGAGGTGATAATCTGATGCCTGATTTTTATGATGTTCTTGATGAATATATCGGTGGCGATGATGAATTTACCGATATTCGGGCAATTGTGCGGCGTTGTTGGTTTTATGATTTTCTTGATCATCCAATTCGCGTATGGCAAGGAAAAGGTAAACTTTTCACGTCCGATGGTAACGAATGGCTAGGAACAATTGACGCCAATGGTTCCGATCATCACAAAACACCGGCAATAACCGATGGGCGCGATGGTTCATCAGCGCGTTACGAAATGGGTTTGAATTTGATTGATACACCAGGCGCGGCGGCGTCTGCTGTTTATCAAGATATTCGGAATGAACAAAGCCGTGTTTTTGGGCGCAACGTTACTTGTTATCTTGCAATTTTCGGAATTAATGAAGGGTTGCGCCCACAAACACCAATTGTTTTCTTTCGTGAATTTACAATGATGAATTCAAAGTTTTCTGAAAAACTTGAATTTGTAAATGGTGCAAGTGTTAAAAAATATCAATGTTCTGTTGTCTGCAAAGATGGAAATTTTGGACGTTCTGAAATTCCAAACGGAACTTATTCAAACGCTGTTCAACAAGAACGGGCGCGGCAATTAGGTGTTGAAACCGATCTTGGTTGTTCATTTGTTGCAGCGTTAGCAAATAGAACGTATCAAATCCCATGAATGATCTTGTTTCAAAAACTTTGAAAAAATGGCGTCAATCTCAATTCACTTGGGGTTCTGATGACTGTTTACTTTCACTTGCAAATTACCTTGTTGATTGCGGTTATGAAGATTTCGGTGCAATTTTTCGCGGAACATATAATAATGAAACCGGTGCAAAAAATCATGTTGCAAATTGGGGTGGTGAAATTAACCTGATCAATTCAACAGGGTTGTGTTCAACTGAAGAACCGGTTGAAGGTGACATTGTTCTTGTTGAAATAAATGAACCGATCACCGGTCTTTGCACTGGTGAAAGAATTGCTTTCAGAACTGAACGCGGTGTTATAGAAATCGGCGTGAAGTTCTTAAATATCATTCACGCTTGGAAGGTCACACCATGCCAGCAGTAGGAGCATTTTTAGCGGCGGCGGCGGCAAGCGTTACAGCAACCGTTTCCGCTGCCCTGGTGGCCGTGGGTGGCTGGTCTGGCATTGTGGCGTTCTTTGCCAGCCCGTTCGGTGCTTTGATACTGGGGGTGGGCTTACAGCTTGTCACAAGCCTTTTCATTCGCAAACCAGACGCACCATCAATTGAAGCCGCGAAAGTGAACGTCCGATTGCCAGAACCCGAACGATGGATGACAGCGGGTCAAAATCGGCAAGGTGGCGGCGTTATTTTTGCTGAATTTGATGCTGATGGAAATTTTTGGTATGTGGTTGTTCATGCTGATAGTATTTTAACTGAAACCGTTGCTTTGTATTTTGATGATGAAGTTATTGAAGTTGATGTTAATGGTGTTGTTACGTCTGAAAACTTTCTTTTGGATGGTAACAGTAAATTTAAAATATTTACAACAACACACACTGAAGCCAATCCAACACCGCCCGCGCTTACTGAATTCAAAGCGGCGTTTTCAGGTGTTTGGACGGATGACCATAAACTTGTTGGAACAACTTATTCCGCAATTAGAATTTCACCAATTTCATCTGAAGATCGTTATAAAATTTTCAGGTGGCGCGGTGCAATTGGTGTTGGTGAACCGAGTTTTTCAATTGTTGGTAATTGGTCAAATGTTTATGATCCGCGCGATGAAACACAAACATTAGGAAATCGTTCAACATATAAGTTTTCAAGAAATCCTGTTCTTCTTTGGGCATGGTTCAGAACAAACCGTTATGGTCGCAATAAAGCGGCTTCAAAAATTAATTGGGATAAAGTTGCAGAACAAGCAAGCATTTGCGATGCAACAAGAACTGACATTGATGGTGGAATTGCGCCATTTTGGCAATGTGACATTTCAATTCCAGAAAGCACCGAACGCACAAACGGTGAACAGCAAATTCTAATATCATGCGATGCGCAACTTGTTTTTGATGATGATGGTAAATGTTGGCCGCGCGTTGGTTATTACTATGCGCCAAGTTTGAAACTTGTTCGCAATCGTGACATTGTTGCGATGGAAAGTGTTGAAGCGCAAAACGGTGAAAGTTTAACACAAGGTGTTATTGTTCGTTATATTGATCCTGATGCAAATTACACCGCGCAACCTTGTGCGCCATATGTGAACCCGTTTTATTTTGTGGAAGGTGAAACACCGAAATATTTAGTTGTTGATGCGCTATCAATTCAAAATCATCGGCAAGCAATGCAACTTGCAAAATCAATTTCACACCGTTCACAGTCGCCTTATAAGCTTTTGCCAACCGTAGGTTTGCGCGGCTTGCGAGCAAGGCAAGAAAGAATTTTTGATTTGCTTTATGATAATGAATTTGCGGGCGATCATGAAATTGTAACGCCAACTGAAGTTGATGCTTCGGGCGCTTTTGTTGGTTTCGGTTGCGTCCCCATTGATGAAAATCGTTGGGCTTTCTTACCAGGTGAAGAAAGACCAAAGCCGATCACTGTTGACAGCTTGGTTTATTATCTTCCAACTTTACCAACCGGAGTTGTTGTTGAATTTGTAAACAATAAAATAAGAATATCTTTTGAAGCCGCGCCGCGCGATGATTGGTCATATGAATTTCAATATCAATTGAAACCTGATGATGTTACTGTTCCAGATGATGCGGAATGGTTGCCGATGGGAATTCCAACTGATCAACTTTATGCGGTTTCCGGTGGTGTTCTTGCGAACGCTGAATATTTCGTCCGGTGGCGCGGTGTTTCAACGGGTGGTGAAGTTTCAGCTTATGTTACACCAATTCCAACAATAAGCACTTCATCATTAACATTGTCTGGAACGCCAATTGTAACGGTTGAAGTTGATGTTGCTTATGCGGGTTTCACAATTGGGGTGACAGGCGGGCAATCACCGTATATATTCGCGGATATATACGGGCGGTTGCCGGATGGAATAGCAATAAACACCGCAACAGGTGTTGTTTCTGGAACGCCAACTATCGCAGGAACTTACGCGGATATTCTAATTCGTGTTTCAGATAACGTTGGGAATTTTAAGAATTTCCCAAGCTTCACCATAACAGTAACGGAACCGTAAAATGTCTGCATATGATACATATAAAAATGCAATTCTTGGAAATCCTTTTGAACCAAATAAAAAGCCTTCAAGGCAGGGTGCAGTTGAAGCTTTTGCGGAAATGCAAAAACAGTTGGAAGGTGCGCAATCTGGTGCAATTGTAAAAGATACACTTGCAAATCTTCAAGGATTGACTTCTGTTATTGCTGCAAACGTCATGGCATGGGTTGTTAACGATCCTGTTCAATCCAAAAATGGTATTTATGAAAATACTGGTTCTGATGTTGCGCCTGTTTGGGCGCGCCGGTCTGACATTCCACAATTCATCATTTCAGCTTCAAATGTTGCTGGTTCTGCCAATGCAATAACGGCTTCAACCGATTTACCAATTCCGGTTGAAAATGGTCGCTGTTTGATCATGTTGCCGATTATTGCAGACAATACAGGTTCGGTGACTGTTAAATTCAACGGTGGGTTGTCTAAAACTTTCAAAACCGTAACCGGTGAAACCGTTCAATCGGGAATGATTAAGAACGGAATGGTTGTTGCTGGATATATATTGAACAGCGAATTCAGATTGATTAGCGATGTTAATTCTTCAATCAATCTTACCGCAATTGAACAAGCGGCGGCGGCGGCTTTGGTCAGTGAAGGAAATGCGGCTGTTTCGGCGGGCAATGCGTCCAATGATGCGGCGGCGGCGCTTGCCGCTGCTGGTGTTAGTGGTAACGTTGTTTTTTATGATAATAAATCAGATGCAAACATTGCTGTTGGTGGTTTGCCAAATGGTCAAATTGCTGAAGTTACGCTTGATGAAAGTCAAGGAAATACCAGGACGCGGTATAGAAATGAAACTGGTTCTTTGGTTTTGAAAGCGCATTTAAGCATTGATGCAATTCCAAATCTGACAACCTTGAAAAATCTTACAGCGTTGCACAGTGATCAAGTTGCGCGTTTGGTTGATAATCGTTTGTTCGGTCATTGGAAGTGGCGCGGCGGCGATATGTCATCATTCGTTAGCGGCGATCCTTATGGCGGATTATGGGTTGCACCAACAACCGATGAAACCGGAGCATCTGGCGCATGGCAGCGCATGGTCGAGAAGGATACCTATGACGCGGAGTGGTGGCTGCCTGATGCGATGCCCGCCGGCGCGGACATTTATCTCAACAGCGGCATTCTTGCGATCCCGGTGAATTATGGGATATTTCTGCTGCCGAGACGGACGGTGACGACCAGCGGCCCGGTGCGGTTTGCAAAAGGATTGACCTACGAGGGTTTCGGCCAGGAATGCCCGATCAACGGCGGCGGCGGCGGGTTCTTTGCGGTTCATGTCATGGCAAATAATAGCGTCCTGAAAAACATCAGTGCTGGGAACGTTGCGGGGCAGCTATCGCTTGGCGAACCCGGAGGGTTCCACGTCTATGACGGCTTCCCCAATCTCGATGGCAGCGGTGGTTATCCACGAAACATCTCCGCGCACGACTGTCATGCATTCGACGCAGAGTGCGGTTTCCGGGTCGGTCAAAGTCCTGAGGGCGATGGGACCGCCCCCGGCATTGCATCGGTCAATGGGTCTCGTGAGGTCTACCTTGAGAATTTCAGAAGCAACAATACGGCCCGCATCGGCATCGAGGTCATGCGCGGCGTCGATGTGCAAATCATCGGTGGCCTGATCGAGATGGGAATACCGGACCCGGTTGTTGGTTTTGACCGGGGTGTCAGGCTCGTAGGTGCGCAATCGGTCCAGATCAGCAATCTCCACATCAAATCGCCGGGCAGCACGACGGTCTTTGGAGTGTCCATCGAAATGGGTGGGCCGACCGCAAGCATCCGAGCAGGCTGTTCTGACATCAGCGTAGAAGGTGTTCGCATCGAGGATACCGACATTGGCGTCCACGTATCGGCGGGGGCCAGAAATATCAACATCAGGGGGTGCAATCTTGTCGGACGGCGGGCTGATGGCAGTCGGACGGCTTTTGCGATCAGTGCGACAAAAACCGATGAAACAATGGAGTTTGCCGCAGCACGCACCGTCAGCATAAAGGGCTGTCAGGTGTCGAACTTCAAGACATTTGCCGCTTTCAACGGCCTTATCTACGACCTAGACATCGCTGGTAACAGCTTCATCTCCAACGGCTCCGGAGGCGAACGTTTCTTCGACTATACGTCCGGGATTGGTCAGGCGAAATTGATCAATGCAAAGGTGACGGGCAACACAGGCATCCTTAGTCCCACCAATACCGGTGGAACATTGAGAATCCAGAACCTGTCGGACGACAGCGACATTACCATCGACGACAACGATTTCACCGCAGATGCGTCAGGAAGTGTATTCACTGCTTACGGCACCGGAAATGGGATCATCCGCATGAGAGACCGACACAGCAACAGGGTGCTGCCAGACATATGGGCGGATGCTCGTCCCGCTCTGGCGCCGAACAACAACGATGACGGGGGCTTTTGACCATGCCAATCCAGTTTGTAGACAGTTCGCCAAAACTCTGGCCGATTGAAATCGATATCCCATACTCAACATTTACCGACGCGAACCAGTCAATCATAATTGCAGGAACCGGTGTTGGGCCGGGCGTGATAACGAACGCGACCCGCATCGCAGACGTGATGATCTACAAGCCGACGGCTTTTGACGCCAATACTGTTGAGATCGGGCACCGCGCAACCGCAGGGGACAGAGACACCATCGCAACAGCATCTGAGGTCTCGGCCATCACGACTGGCGTGGCGAAGCCGGTAAACTGGCAAGTGGCCGGAAAATATGCAGACCTGATCGTGAGCGCCAATCGAGGCATTTACGCCCGCCTGGGTGCAGGAAGCGTCCCGACGGTCGGCCTGCTGCGTCTGGTGCTGATCGTCTATGACGTTTCGCCCAAGACCACGATCTGAGGTTGATCGTGGTGTATTAGGAAACAAATCACCCGAAAGTTGGAAAAGTAATTTGAATGCGCTTCTGGCTTCAGATAATGTTGCTGTTTACGGTAGGGTTGAAACCGCGTTGCCAACAGCGGGAAAAATTCATATTTGGATTACTGTTTTTGATATAACACCTAGGACAACTTTTTGAGGAATTTCAAATGAACTTTCAAGGAACAGGTAAACGCCTTTCATCTGGTGATGTTGGCAAAGCCGCAAAACAAATCGGAATTGAAACGGCTGTCTTACTTGCTTTCTTGGAAGTTGAAGCGGCTGGACGGGGTTTTGATAATTCAAACCGTCCAAAGATGTTGTTTGAACCGCATATTTTTTGGCGCAATTTAACCGGTGCGTTGCGATCAACGGCGGCGCGGCTTGGTCTTGCCTATGCGCGGTGGAAACCTGGCAGTTATCCAAGCGAAAGTTATACCAGGTTGCAAGCCGCAATTGATGTTTCTGAAGAACCGGCTTTTCTTTCGGCTTCATATGGTCTTGGTCAAATCATGGGTTTCAATCACGCTGTTGCAGGAAATCGCACCGCAAAAGAAATGTTTGAAACCGCAAAGAAAGGTGAATTTGAACAGCTTGTTCAGCTTGTCACTTTAATGAAGTCTTGGCACATGCATAAGATGTTGCGCCCTGGTGCCGATTACACAAATCCTGAAACATGGGTTCCAGCGGTTCGCAAATATAATGGCGGTGGCTATGCAAAACATGGTTATCATATTAAAATGGCACGGGCATACGTGAAGCATTCAGGACGGGTTCAATCTGTTGTCAATGTTGTTTCATCTGTGTTGAAAATTGGTTCAAAATCTGAAGCTGTTCGCAATCTTCAGACAGATTTGCAATCATTGGGATATGTTTTTGAAAGCGGTGTTGATGGTCGTTTTGGTCCTGAAACTGAACTTCATGTTAAAACATTTCAAGATAAGAATTCGCTAACCGTTGATGGTTGGGCTGGTGAAAAAACACTTGCAAAAATCTCTGAAGCGGTTCAACAGATTAAAGTTGACAAAACACCTGAACCACCTGTATTTGATAAAAAAGCCGGTTGGGTAAATCTGATCATCGCAATTGTACAGGGGATTTTCAAATGATGAATAAATACTTCAAGCCAAAATCCTTGACTTGGTGGACATCAGTAACACCGCTGTTTGTTGGTGTATTTATGGCCGCTGAACCGCTTCACGGGCTTTCCGGTGCTACTGATAGCTTGCGCAATGTCACGGGCTTAACAGCGCCCGTTTTGATCAACATGGGTCTTGCCGGTGTTGGATTGCGCGGGGCTGTTTAACATGTGGTGGACGGGCGTCATCAAGTGGATTACAGGCGGCGGGTTTTCTGGTATCGCGTCCGAATTGCGTCAAGCACATGCTGACAAACTTCAGGCGCAAACCGATGAACAGAAACTTGCCGCTGATGTAACCATTAATCAACTTGAAGCGCGACAGAATGCGCTAGTTCAGGGTGAAGGTGCTTGGGTTTCAAAAGTTGTTCAAGCCGCCTGGGCAACACCTTTCATCATCTTCAACTTCAAAGTGATTGTTTGGGATAAAGTTTTAAAACTTGGTGTGACTGATCCTTTGGGCGAATTTGAAAGAAATATCGGAATGATAATCGTTGGTTTTTACTTCTTAACAACCGGCGCAACTTACGCTATACGACAGGTGAAGAAATAATGGATGCTGATTTAAAATGGTTGACTGGTATTGCGGTAACACTTTGTGTTGCTTTTACTGCATCTTTAATTGCTACATTTCGCAACTTTGCAAATAAGCTTTCAAGCCATTCTGACAAAGTTCATAATAGAATTGACAAAGTTAAAGAAGATTATGTTCGGCGCGATGATTTGAACAATCACATTAACAGAATTGAAGAAAATATAAAGACCTTGCGAAAAGAAACAAATGATAATCATCAAAAACTTTTGGACGCAATCCTAAGCATTAATAAATAATTAATTTCTTAGCTTCAGCAACATACCAATCATAATTTAAATTAGAAAATTGAAAGTCTGAAGCGCGGTTGCATTCCCCAACTTTCCAACCGGCGTTAATTGACATTTCACGAATTTTATTCTTTGATTTATTCTTTGTGTGAATTCGTTCATCCCAAACACCAGGGCCAATTTCATTCATGATCTGATTATAGAACGTATCGGTCAACTTGTTCGCGCGCTTGAACGCACCAACAACCGCACCTTTCGCGGGCGGGCTGATTTTCTTCATTTCCGA